TATAAGATCAGTTATACCGCTAACGATCCCAAGACAGCTTTCATTACTAAGGACATCAAAGAAAAGGGTGGTTTCTTAGGACTTGCAACAGAGACAACTCAGGTTACAGAAGAATACTTTATGGATGGTCAGATCAACCAAGGTGGTGCTGTATCTAATCAAAGATCTTGGTTAGATGGAAAGCCTGGATTGACACAAGATCAAGCAGATAAGATAACTGATGCACGAAAAAGCGAAGCATGTATTGAAGCAGTTGGTGCTGCAAAAGGAACAGGTAGATTAGTAGGTACTAGTGTTGGTGCAGCAGCTGCTCCCACTCTCTCTACTATCCCCTTCGTTGGTTGGGTAGCTGCAGGTTGGGTAGCAATGTTCGGTGGCGATCAAGGTGCAAACATTGGTGGTGGTATGGCAGAAGACCTAAACAAAAATTGCTAATCCAATTCCATAAATCTGGAAAAATTTTTCTGGCAAATTTTTACCCCAAAAGGTTTTCACTTTTTGGGGTATAATTTTTTGATGCGTTCTTGTCTCTCTTTCTCCTTATCTTTCTTGGGATCAAACCAATTCACTGGCCACCTATTAAGCTTTAAAGCGGCTTTAAATAGCTTTCTTTTAGGCACAAAGAATTTCATCACACTCCAGTTTTCTTAAGTCTTTGACTTATAAAGTCAGAAGATTGAGAGTATCTATTTTGTTTTTTAAATTCCTCTACAAACTTAAAGAAATATGGTTTTCTAAGAATATATATTTCTCTCTTGTTTTCATTTTCATATATCTCATGATTGAAATTTAACACGGGTTTGGACACAGTGTTACCAGCAACAGTTATATTCTGAGTTCCATTCCAATATGTGAATGGAGAATCATAAAAAGTTTTATCTACTCTTAGTCCACCTTCTAATGCTAATACAGGTTTACCTCCAATTGTTTGACCAGATTTAGTTTCTATTGTCTCATAGTGATGGACTCCACTGTAAGTATCATCACCATACTTATCTTCTGCAATCTTTCTTACAGTATAATCATTTAAAGGAACTGAGAACTGTGGATTAATAAAGTTATTAGATAATATAATTACCCAATCATATTCTGGTTTACCATAGTATTTGTCTGCAATCGTTTCAATTTTGACACCTTCTTGCATGCTATATTTTTTATAGAAGGTAGCATAACCAAACGCATCATCATTTAATTTATATCTTCTGAAAAAATTCTTTGCAATAATTCTATCCGATTCTGAGAATGGATATGATATTGGTTTCCTATCATAGGATATGTTTGGTATAGACTTGAAATACATTAGAACCCTCTGTCAACCTCGTCTGCGAATATAAGTTTTGTTTCCATAAAGTTAACTCTTAATTCTATCGCTGTAGGAGCACTACCTGGCATAACATTATCATTATTAGGATTATTATGTGAAGACCATGTTCCATCTGGTGTGTAGTTTACTTCTACTCCACTTATAGCACATGGTTTATATTGTATGACATGTTTGTTTGCTTTAGAACCAGTCATAAAAGTAAATTTACATAACTTTGGTACATGTATCCAGTTATTCATATCACCTAAATTAAATCCTGATGGTTTTTCTATATCACCACCTTGAGTTGTACTTTCTCCCGTTAGAAGATCTTGGTCTTCAGAACCCCAACTAGGCATTGAAGCTTTTCTAAATGCTTTTATTATATAATTGATCTCTAGAGATTCATCATAACTTCTAGGAACTAATCTGAATATCATTCCCACCTCTCGCATTTCAGGTGAATCATATAGTAATTCTGCGTTAGGGTTAATAACAACACCTCTTGTAGATCCACTCACATCATTAAATTCTAAGTTACCACCAACACCTGGTATTGAGTTTAGTACTGTTGTGTTAAATGCATTTTGTAATGCTGTAGCATTACCTGCTATGTTTTCAACTACTGAACTAGCATATGAGAAATTACCTGCTGCGAGTGCTGCCACTGCTGCTCTACCTGTTGCTGTAAATTGTTTTCCTTGCCATTGCTGATTTGATTCTGTGGATAAATCTTGTGGCATCGGCAACATTATTGATGGTTGATCAGTAACATCTAATTGAGATGCAGAAGCATTATACATGCTCTGAGAAGCAGCAGTTGTAGAAGCATATCCCAACTCATCTCTTAGATCTGAACTTCCATATTTAAAATTTTCTCCAAGAACTGCTTCTGATGATGCTCTAAGTGCTTGTGCGTCTTGTGAAAATGGAGGAAGGTATTTTCCAAACTGAAAGAAAACATAGTCAGTACCAGTATCTAGACTATCTAAAGGCCATCTATAACAATTAGGTGCATTAGTTGGAAGTTTTCCTCCAAGAGGTCCTACCTCTATAATAGTTGAGTTAATTTCACTACCATCAAGAAAGTCTGCTCTAGTTGTGTCAGCTAACCATCTATTCCATGCTTGTTCAGATACCTTTATCCAATCTTCACCGTTCCAACGCCAAGCTTGATACAGTGTCTGTCCACCTGGTCCATTTCCAGATGATCGTGTCATATCTCCAACTTTGATGTCGGGATTTGCCAAAGCTTCTGCAACGCTCGGTTTTCTTCCAGTGTTTCCCATATTACACGTTTACCATTGTGCGATCTTTTTGTTTACCATAACCACGAATAACTCTCCTTTGTTTGATTTTATCGTAGAAATTTTCGTTTGTTTCATCCCATACAACTTCCATAGGATAGGATTGTTTTCCACCTTTACCTCTATTTTGTCTTACAAAAGTTTCAATAGGAAGTAATATTGCTGTAGCCCACTCTGATGCAGCTAAGTCAAGATAATATCCTTCAACATATTTAGACAAGTATTTATGAAAACAACTGCGAGGTGCATCTATTTTTCCATCTAACAGTCTCTTCACCACCCATGCTCTCTTCTTTGGTGACATGTAATGTAAGTTCAGTCCCCAGAACTCAGTTCTAGATGCTTTTATTACATAAACAAGCGGAAATTCATCATAGTATGCCAGTTTTGAAGCCATCTTTGCTTTATACTCAAAGATGTACATGTGTCCAGAGACTGCATACTTTCTGATTTGATTTTCATCCTCAAATTCTTCTTCACCTATTCTATCTCGCAGTTCACTCTTTATAACTGCTTCTGGTTTAGCACTAAGTCCTAGTGCATAATTTCTAATTTTATTTCTATACCATAGGAAAGATTGATTCTCTCCACCTGCTTCTTGTTTTAATTTTTCAAATATCGTTTCATAACCTGCGTCCTCATCAAATGATGGGACTTGTATGTCCTTAAATCCTTGTGCCATTGTTTCATACCGCTAAATGATCTTCTGTGAGTATTAAAAATTTCATCTGCCTGTCATCACAGAACTCTTCAGCAGCGTCCCATTTGGCACGGTTCTTTGCAAAAGTTAGAGCTTCTTTCTTGTAGGCAGCAGTTCTCTTATCTTTACCATAAGGGGGTTTAGTTTGTTTTTTTGGTTTAATTTCAACGATGTACCTAGATATCTTTCCGCTTTTTTCACGTACTTTAATGTAAAAGTCTGGATAATATCTGTGTACTCTATTATCTATAGGAGAACGATAAGGTATTATGATTTCCTCACTTCCCCACTCTAAAATAGAGGATGTGTGGTCGCAATACTTCATATATTTTTTCTCCCATAGTGATCTATAAACTATGCGAGATGGATTCCCACGATACTTTTTTGGGTGTAAGGGTTTGTAAAGTCCAGAATAAGCCATATATAATATAGAATCCAACAATTATATTTAGTGGCACAGCATACAATAGACGAATTTATGAGTAAAATTGGTAGGCAGAAGGGGATGTCCCTGACTACTGGTTTTGATGTGTTTTTTGAATGGGGTCCTGAAAGTACATTTCCTCAAAGATATTATTTTGATGGAGATGAGGACATAGTTCATATGATGTGTGATGAAGCACAGTTACCTAATGTTCAGACTGCAACAGGACAATTAAGTGGAAGATATGTTGGTGAGTCTGCTGTACAATATGCACATTCAAGAATGTTTACTGATGTTGGACTAGGATTTCTTTGTGATGCTAAACTAATACCGTTAAAATTCTTCAATTGGTGGTATCAATGGATGTTTAATGAGGAATTTGTAGAAGGAGAAAATGAGTTATATTCTGCTATGTCCTCTACACCTCAACCTCGCAACAGAGTTACCAGAGTTAGATATCCAGCTGAATATACTGCTACTGTTAAAATAATAAAGACAGAACCAAATGGTGTTGCTTCTAATAACAGAGCACCAATTACATATATTCTTGAGAATGCTTATCCATACGCCATAGACGCTGTACCTCTTTCTTATGGTAGTTCACAACTTACAAGAGTTAATGTCAACTTTCATTACTCAAGACACACAGTTATCTACGGTGATAAAAGAGATACATCATTTACTGGTCTTGACTATGATGATCCTGCCTTTGCAAACTTTGGATTAGGTGATGGTCGTGGTGAATAGCAAAATTGACTTTTTGATTCCATAAAAGCGGGAAAATTTTTCTCGCTATTTTTTTGCTCAAAAAGTCGCTATATATAAATATACG